TCGAGGAAATGAGTCAGCGCGGCATCGTGCAGTCCGTCAAGGGGACGTACAGTAAGGACACGCTCCTCTACACACCCCTCCATATCTATGTGGAGCGGGCAAAGGTGTCGCGCTATGCGGCGGAAATTGCATCGGCACTCGGGCTTCGGCTTCATCGTCTGACCGATGATTTCACACCGTCGCAGAACTTCGAGGGGAGTGGAATGACGTATCATGACTTTATCGCGGCTCTTTTCGGATGGACGGCAAAACTGCCGCAGCGTCAGATCAACGTCTTTATTCGAGGAGATACGCTCCATATAATTCAGCGCGGTATGGAGGAATCCGTGGTCGATATTACGAACTGGCCGCACGCGCAGCCGACCATCGAGCGGAAACTCCTGCGCTCCGTCTGGCACAGCGCGAACAACAATCATGAAAGTGGAGCGCACAACGAGGAGGATACCGCTCCCGTTCCCTTCACGGGTACGATTTCGTTCAAAGAGATCAGCAGAACCTACGCCAACGGTTTTCTCGTGCGCGAGACGAATGAGAACGGCTACAGCACCTATGCCTACGATGGGGAATACCTCGCAGAGAAGCGGACACACAATGTGGACGGCTCGACAAGCCGTACGGATTACGCCTATGCTTCCACAGGTCGCGACGTGTATCTCTTCAAGGAATGGGAGCGTACCACTGAGGCAGTCAATGACGGAAAGAAGCATACGGAATATGACTGGGAGGATTGGAGTCGTGAGAAGGGGACAGAGCGCATCACCTACCATGCGCCGCTCGGCTACGGATGGTATGCGACCACGGTCTATGTGGATGGCGTGCTTGAGGGGAGCAGTTTATCGCAGGGAAAACCCGGCGGCAAGGCGAGTCAGTTCACCGTCGAGCAGTCGAATCTGAGCCTTGGCGCTCATTACGCCAGTGACGATACGCTGCCGTATTCCTCGCTCATCGACACCGAGTTTCCCGTTGTGGGCGCGGAGTATTTACAATTGCTGACGAGAGAGATCGAATGGCTCAACCGCAAGACGCAGGAGACAGTTACAGTGGAGATTCGCGCACGGATTCAAAACGGCATCTCGGACATTGACCACATTGTCGATTTCACTGAACGTATCCGATTTGAGGGGCATGAGTATTTCTTGCAGTCGAACACGGTGGAACTTACGCCGCGTCTTTTGCGGCAGACCATCAAGATGGTGAGGTGGTACGGATGAACGGCATTCTTGGACTTGCGGCAGCAATACGGGCAGGGATAAAGAATTCGCAAGTTGGTGAGTCACAGGCTCAGCGCGGAAGGATTCAGAATGGACGTGTTCATATCGGCGAGCGGTCGTATCCCTTCCGTGTGGTAGTGGACTGCAACACCAGTGACGGAAGTCTTGTGTGGGTACAGATTTCTAGGGGCGGTACCGCCGTCATCGTGGGAGCGTGATGTATATGCACAGGGCGAAAGTAAAAGCTGTGAGCGGGAATCGGGTGCTTGCCGATGGCACGTGGCTCATCTGCATTGGGAATCGCTCCGTTCGGGAGGGCGAATGGATCTGGACGGATGGTCGATGCGTCTACGGACATGAATCCGAGGGTGGCAGCTGCTATGTTCCGACGAATGTTCTTTCCGGCATACCGCTCCTCCAAGTGAAGTGGACGGATCACAAAGAGCAGATGCGTTATCGGTATTATGCAAAGGGGAAACTTCACGATCTGGGATTTGGCAAAGACGGTGGGTGGATGGTCAATCACGGCGACCACTTTTCCTTTATGAGGACGGAGATTCTCGATACTGAGATGGATGAACAGGGAAATGTCTACACGCTCGGGTATGCAAACGTCCTTGTGGATTCTATTACCGGAATAGAGCATCATAATGGCATCTCCCATGTCAGGCGCAACGGAAAGATCATCGCCACATACGATCTTGAGAAGGCATTTGGCACTCCCCCCGTAGACGATCCGTATGACCACTACACTTGCCAACCACTCGAAGGACGGGTGGATCAGCAAGGCAGATTTAAATTGCTCATATGGCATCAAGTATCGCGGAAGCTGTGGGATGGGACTTGGATCAGCTCCGAGCGCCATGTGGTCTTTGACGGCACGAACATCGAACCGTGGAGCGAGGAATCCAAAACATCGTGGAAAGATCCTGTTACCGGTGAAACACAACGATCTCACACAAAATGGATTGCACCGGATTACAGTGTCCGCTTTCCCATCTATGACGGGATGTATATGCTTTTGCCGAGCGATGGGAATTTTATGGGGGGCTCTGGCAAATGCAGCACGCCCATCTATAATGCGCAGGACAAACTGATCATGAAGATTGATACACATGCGGGCGGACGTGTGAATATCTGCCCTTTGGATCAAGGGAAATATCTGGTCAGCATGGTGTCCAGTTCCATCTTGGGGAATGAGACATCTGAACTGTACTTATGGGAAGAGGGAAAACTGACGCATCTGATGCGTGGCTGTCTGAACCGCCGTCTGCGCAGGATGAATCATCTGGGGAAATGGAAAAAAGAAGGAGGTATTTGATGATGGATCAGATTTTGACAATACGCCTTTATGCGGCGGGCATTGGTATCGTGGTTGGGGAGTTTCTTGGCAGCTTCGACGATCTGCTTTATGCACTCGTCGTATTCGTGGCGACGGACTATGTTACGGGAGTTCTCCGTGCGATTGTGGAGAAGAATCTATCCAGTGCTATTGGCTTCAAGGGAATCTGCAAGAAGGTCTGTATCTTCACCCTTGTCGGCGTGGCGAATGTCCTCGATGTCCACATCATCGGCAGCGGATGTGTCCTGCGCTCTGCCGTAATCTTCTTCTACATCTCGAATGAGGGGATCTCGATCATCGAGAACGCAGCACGGATGGGGCTTCCCGTTCCGCAGAAATTGCAGGATATGATGCACAGCCTTAAAGATCAATAATTCGTTTAACCTTAACGCCCGGCGGATGACCGTCGGGCTTTTTATATTGGCGTAATTGTACTTAATACAGAAATTTTTGTCCGTAGGGGTGACCAAAAGAGCCGTTTTTGTCTGCTGTTCCATGAAGGGAGATGTTGAAATGAGCAAGGAAGAAGGACTTCGGGAAATGACGTATCAGATGGTGATGCGTGCTTCATGGAAAATGCTGCAGAGCGGACTTTTGTCAGAGGAAGAATATCTCGAATTTGAAGCGAAAATGCGCGAAAAATATCGTCCTGTCATTGGGCTTCTATTTTCGGATATTGACTTGCTATCGTGCGGATAGTACGGGAATATGGGAGTGGAAAGGAGGGACTAGCATGAAGATACGACGGGTTCAACCAACCCAGACATTGCAGAAAAAGCTGCGTGTGGCTGCCTACGCTCGCGTTTCTGTAGATACGCTTCACCACTCCCTTGCGGCGCAGGTCAGCTACTACAGCAATCTCATCCAGAAGAACCCCTCGTGGGAATACGCAGGTGTCTATGCGGACGAAGGCATCACAGGCACAAGTACCGCGCATCGGACGGAGTTCAAGCGGCTGATCGCGGACTGCAACGCCGGGAAGATCGACTTGGTGCTTGTCAAAAGCATCAGCCGCTTTGCCCGTGACACCGTGGATTGCCTCAATACCGTTCGACAGCTGAAAGAGAAGGGGATCGCCGTTCGTTTCGAGCGAGAGAACATTGATTCCACATCCGAGGACGGAGAGCTGCTCTTGACGCTGCTCGCATCCTTTGCCCAAGAGGAGAGCAAAAGCATTGGTGACAACATCCGATGGGGCGTGCGGAGGCGGTTCGCACAGGGGATTCCGAACGGGCATAAAGCACCGTACGGCTATACTTGGGATGGAGAGATGTTCCGCATTATCCAAGCAGAGGGCGGGATCGTCAAGGAGATTTTCCGGAGATACCTTGCCGGGGAATCTGCCTACGCCATCGCAAAGAGTCTCGCAGGGCGCGGAATCACGGGACGGCAGGGGAGACCCATCGAGCAGACCACGGTAAAGGACATCATCTCCAACATTTCCTACACGGGCACAATGGCATTGCAGAAGAACTACATCAGCGAGGGGCATATCCGTAAACGAAATAAGGGAGAATTGCCTCTTTATCTCGTGGATGGAGTGTTCGAGCCGCTCGTGAGCAAGGATGACTTCGACAAGGCGCAGGAGATACGGAAAATGAGAGCCGCGCAGTCCGGCAATCGGAATCCTGTGCTGATGCCATTCTCCGGAATGGTGAAATGCGGATGCTGCGGAGGAAGCTTCAGCAGAAGAACCGCCGGGAAGTACAGACGATGGGGATGCAACACGAGAGAGCGGAAGGGTAGCACTGCTTGCGATAGCCGTCCGATCAAGGAAGAAGAGCTTGCGGCTGCGGTCAGAGCCGTCATGGAGAAGGACGATTTCGATGCCACAGCACTAAAGCGTAAGGTGTCCAAGATCGTCATTCACGGTGACTGTGTGGAATTTCACCTAACAAATGGTCGCATAAAAAAGACTGCCCGCATCTACACTGGGCAGCGCGGCAGCAATCCCTTCACGAACAAAGTGTACTGCGCCTCCTGCGGCAGCAAGTGTGAGCGTGACACTTGGACGAAGGGAACTAAGGTGTGGGCGTGTAGTCAGCCGCGCACAAAATGCAGTATGAGAAGATTGTCCGAATCCGAACTAAAGGAAGCGGCAGAATCCTTGCTCGGCGATGGCTACGAGGGCAAGATCGTACAGAATGTCGAGCGGATCACCATATCCGATGATGAGGTCATATTTCAACTCAAAGAAGGAGGCGCATACCGATGGCAAAGACAGTGCGGGTAATCCCTGCAAGTCCTAAAATCTTTCGCTCTGAGGTTACGGCAGAACCAAGGCGGCGCAGAACAGCAGGATATGCCAGAGTTTCGACCGACCATGAAGAACAGGCTTCCAGTTATGAAATGCAGATGGCGCATTACAAGAACTACATCGAGAGCCGTGCAGACTGGGATTTCGTCGGCATGTATTCGGACGAGGGGATAAGTGGAACCAACACAAAGAAGCGTGACGGCTTCAACCAGATGATCGAGGATGCCCTTGCCGGCAAGATCGACCTCATCATCACAAAGTCGGTCAGCCGCTTTGCGCGGAACACTGTGGATTCTCTGCAGAACGTCCGAAAGCTCAAGGAAAACGGTGTAGAGATTTACTTTGAAAAAGAGAACATCTGGACGTTCGACACACGCGGAGAACTCCTGATCACGATTATGTCCAGCCTCGCTCAGGAGGAGAGCCGCAGCATCTCGGAGAACACCACATGGGGCAAGCGGAAGCAGTTCGCCGAGGGCAAAACACGTG